TCGTTCTATTCTATTTGGTTTCTCCTAATAAATCAAGGCTAGGCATGATGACATTTACGTCTTGAGCCATGTCTTCTTGTTTATAGCCTTTAGCTTCCCAGTCTTTTCTTTCCTTAAAAACCTCTCCAGTTTCTTTGTGTCTATACGTTGTTTCTACTTTTGTTGGTTTTAATACTTGCATTATGTTGTTACCTCTCTTGGCTGTATTTCTAATATAGAGGCTATGACGAACAGCTCGTTTGCGTCAGCAGCCTGTACTTTTAGTATCTCACCCTCCTCCATTATAAGAGGATTGGTTAAAAGTTCTGTTGTTGCTTTAGATCCAATTGCTTTATCTTTAAATAAATTAAATATTACACCACTAGCATTTACTAAGGTTACAGTTATTGTGCTTCCTGATCCTGCATCTTCAGATACTAGTAATGATTTAATAACAGAAGATTTAAAACTAGGCACTGTATATAGTGTAGTTAAATCTGCTGTAGTTAAATCTACTTTTTTATTTATAAAATTATTTGCCATTAATCTAAAAAGAAGCTCCTAGCCTCTATCTCATCTTTTAATTCTTCTTGAAACGTAGAATTTAATTTTTCTACAATAGCATCAAGATCTCTAACCTGTGCTTCTGCTGTAGGTAAATCATATTCTCTACTTGGTCTTGTTAATACTTGTACTATCTTTGCCATTATCTACGTCCATCTGGTTGTAAATCTAATCTAAAAGTCCCTAGCTTCCAACTTTGACTAGCTGCTGTATTTTCTATTTTCATAGCTACCGCTCTTGCTCTTGCACGAGTATCTACTTTAGTTGTAGTATTAGTAACATCAAATGGTCCAAGTGGTGAACCAGATTGTGTGCTATTAGGATAATTTTTTAACTGTAATGTAATTCTAGTTGTTCCTGTTTGTGATATAAAATCTGGAACAAATCTTCTTATCTTCATTAAAAATTCACCATCTCCTCTAAACGTTGCAACACCTGTAGCTTGTCCTGTGCCTTGTGCTCTTGCTTGTGTTATGTCATAATCTCCAGAAGATATATTTGATGTAATTGCAGTAATAGTTCCATTTTTATTTTGATCAGTTCCTATTTCATGTTCGTAATAAGTTGTTTTACCTTCTGTGTTTCCAACAACATCAAAAGATGTATCTGTTTCTGCATCATATTCTGTTGCATGAGGACTACCAAATACTGCAGAGTCTCTCCACATAGTTCGTGATAGTGTGCCATTTGTCCAAACAGGTCTTTGTGGTGATGAATCAAAATAATTAAAAGCAACCATTTTATTAACTACTTGTGAATTTGCTGATGGATAAAACCACATAACTTCACCAAACAAGTTATTTAATCCTGCTGATACCATCTGGTTTCCTGATTCTATATTTATATCATCATAAACAAAGTCTTCTACTAAACATGGTAATGATTCTAATTTACCAGCATATCTAAAAAAACCATTCTCTGACATCCAATAAGCAGCACCATCAACTTCTACACATGCATTCTGTCCAACAAGTCCACAGTTAGTTCCGGCTTGTGCAAACGCAAAGGTAAAAGGTTGACCAACAAAACGTTGAGTAAATAATGCTGTATCAGTCCAAATATAAATTGCATCTCTACCTCTAATAGCTCCAATGATCCGTGATCCGTCAGCCAGTCTTTGTGTACCAGCTGTATTGGTTGCTGTAGGTGTGTAAGTGTTGATATCTTCTTGGTCCGAGAATCTTATAAACATTTCATCTTGTGTTGTTGTATCCCCTATAGTTGTTTCTGTTCCAAAAAATACTAAGTGTCTATCGGGAGTAGATACTACCATGTGACGCGATGCAGTAGGTGCACCAGATATAATTGTTGCTCTTGTAGTTGTAGCATTTGATAAAGAAGAGTCCCAAGAAAAGACACTACCATTGTGAATTAAACAAATAGCTTTGTCACCAAAATTATCTATTGACCACATGCCAGGTTCAATGACTAAGTCACCAGATGCCGCTTCACCCCACGCAACATATTCAGAACTATCTGTTACTGTTGCTCCATCACTATGTGCTGATCTAGTTGAGTTTCTAACACCTCTTGTAATGCCTGTTAATGTATTACCACTAACTCCAGTGTAAGATATTTCTTCATTTCCAACTTGAATAAAATTTGTACCTGCAGTTGGAAATTGTGTGGCGTCTGTTAAAACAATAGATGTACCTGAACCACCTGTTCCTGCCGTATCATTTAATAAGGCCCCATTTAAAGTTGTTGTAACTGCTGAGGTATCTTCACCACCCCAAGATCCTAATCCATATCCAAATCCTTTTACCTGAACAGGAGGACCTACATGATAGTAGTGTTGAACTCTTATACCACCAGATGTTGTTGCCCCACTCCCTGTTTCATTAGAGGGCATTGTTATTGTTAAAGTTGTAGTCGATGGTACAGATGTTACCATAAATTTTTTATCATCAAAATCAGATGCGCCAAAATTAGAACCTGTAATTGCTGTAAAATTATCTAATAAAATAATGTCATTTGGTTGTATATTATGTGCACTAGAAAAAGTTATTGTAACTGTTGGTTCTTCATTAGTTGTACTAAATGCACTTGTAAGCGTAGTTGTATTTTTAATAGGATGTATGTCATAAAATACACCACCAGAAAAAGCGTATAGTATTCTATTAGTACCAATAATAGCGTATTTTCTACCTAAACTATTTACAAAATGATGTAAACCTCTGGTAGCTCCTGTTAAATCATCAGTTCCTAATTGTTTCCAACCACCTATTTTTTCAGGTGTTCCATATCTAAATCTTACATTATCGCAGTCTACCCATTGACCTTCAGCTGTGGTCTCTGAGATTTGTTTATTTATACCTGGTTGAAATCCGATCTTCTGTAGCATAATCTCTACTTATATATGGTTTTTAGCATTTTGCTAGTAAAAATCGCTGTTGAAAGATATAATGGTTTTCCTTAAATTTTTTTTAGTCTTTTCAGAAGTGTGTTCTAACATGGCTGGAAAAGTCACTAAATCTCCTTCCTTTGCTACTAAATTTAATGTTTTTTTTCTATTTAAAATAGGTTTAATTTTTGTAGTCATATTTTTATCTGGCAGCTCTAGATAATATACATTTGCAAAATTAGTTTTTTCATGCCTATGCCATTGATGAAAGTCATTTTTATAGTATTGTTGAAACCAGCAATTCTCAATATCAAAAGTTTCTTCATTTAAAAACTTACTCATCTCTTCCATGTAAGGTCTAAGTATCTTGTAGAAGTAATCTAAGTAAAGTCTTTCGTAATTCTTTGGCAAATTCCAATCAGTGTGAGTGATATTCTCGTATCTATTTTGTGGTATTTGATCAATTAGCTCAAGCAGTTTATTTTTAATTTGCTTATGTTCTTTTATCTTTGTTACAAGATAAAAACTTTCTATTCTTTTTATTTTTTGAACCACTGCGGTAAACCTAAATGTGAACGTTTGTCATACATATTATCTTTAGCTCCCGGTGTTTTAACATTATTATAATGTAAAAATACTTGATAACAAACTTTACCTTTAAATTTTTCTCTCCAATGTTCTAAATCACACCCTCTGTACACTAACATATCTCCTGGTTTTAAATCTACTTTAACACCCTTTTTACCAGTTTCTCCTGATGGCTCTAAATATATAGGCCAATCATCACCGCCAAGATTCATAGTAGTTGATATCTCACAACTAAATCTATCTTTATGTCTTTTTAATTCATCACCTTTTTTATATATTCTTGCATAAGTATAAGCTGGATATAATTTTAATCCTGTAGCTTTTTCCATACCTGGCTGACATTTTAGCATTAAAGTTTCCATAGCAATATCGGAGTAGTGACTATAAGTATTTGGTATTTGTTCATCATTTTTTTCATAGACACCATGCATAGTTTCAAAAGGCGACACATACCTTGTTTCTCTACAAGTATCATAAACTTGTTTTTTCATAGCAAAATAATTAGCTAAATATTCTGCTAAATCTTTTGAGATAGCTTTTTTAATAACTGTGTATTTATTTTTTTTAAAACTCATAATTTATATTTAAAGTAATTCTATAATTTTGATCTGTGCAAGTTGTACTAGAATGTTCTAACGAACCATCAAATATTACAGCTCTATTATCTTTTGATTTAACCTTTCTATTTTTAAATAAAGTATACCCATTGTTATCATTAAAGTAAAATAAAATAACCATGTGTTTATCTTTTCTATCTGTGTGAAAACCATGCACAAGTTGTTTATCTGTTTTTGGATAAAGGTTTACTCTTGATCTCAATAGTTTTTTAATTTTTAATTTTTTTACAAAAGGCTCTATTATGTGTGGATACCAATCACTATTAATACCGCAGTCTTCTTTAAAAAAAGTATGCAGCATAAAGAAATCATCATTCTTTTCATCAGTGACTCCGTGTAGTAAATACCAACTAAAATCTGGGTGAATGATTAAATTTTTCATTTTATCATATTGATCTTTTTTAAAAAAATTATCTACTACTTTAAACATAATTAAAATTTATCACCATTCTATTATTACAATCAGTAGAGTTAGTGCCATAGTGAGGTTGGTCAGCATCAAAGAAAACCATTCTATTACTTTTACTTTCTACTTTTTTATCGCCTATCATTGTATAACCATTGTTGTCATTCAAATAATATATAGCTGTTTTACATTTAAAAAATTGATCTTGATGTTCATTAAATTTAATTAATTTATTAGATATAGGATTTAAATTAGCTTTTATTCTAATTAAAGATAATGGTTTTATTTTATCAATTAAAGGACTTAAACGATCATAGTAATCAGAATTAATACTATGATTCGTATAGAATATGTGAACAAATTGATAATCAAATAATTTATCCGTTTTTGTTACTTTGCCTTGTAAAAAAAACCACGGAAAGTTATTAGACTCCATCATTAGTTTTAAATCTAAACTTTTTTCAGCATCTATATAATTGTCTTCTATTTTAAACATTTGTTATCGTTCCTTTTGGCACAGCTTGTATATTCCAGTGTATAAATCTAAAAGGTGATTTACCAAAATCTACTGCAAACTCGTGTTCAAGGTATCCAGGAAATACCATCAGAGTTCCTGGAGTAGGTTTAAAATGTATTAATTCATTTCCATGTGCTAAACCATCATTAGGTTTCATAATTAATTTAGTAGCACGTGCTCCTGTTCGTGGTTCGTGAAATATTGGGTATGATGTATTTTCATTACATTTTAAAAAATAAAAACCAGATACGTGTTGATTCCAATGTATATGTGCTGAATGATGACCACCACCTTTTTTAGCAAACTCTTGAACCCACATTTCAGAAAAAATAGTAGTATATCTTTGCATATCAAAACCACACCAATCTAAAAAATCCCAAGATTTTTGACCCACATAATTTCTTAAATCAATAAAATCATTATCATCTAAAAGAGGAGTTGAATGATAAGATCTACCAAAATCTCCATTCTTTTTTATAAATTCTTTTTCTCTTTTTTTAGCAGCATTAATATATTTATCTGATGCTTTATTTAAACTTTTTATAAACTCTGGTTTTTCTTCAACCCATATTGGAGTTTTAAATATTTCTTGTATTTGCATATTATTTAAATGGATATCCAAGACACCACATAACCAATGAATATCGTGTTCCTTTCCTTACTGGTTTAACTCTGTGCCATACAAAAGATGGAAATACAATAATAGATCCTTTTGCAAGTATTTCTTTTGCTTGTCTTAAATGTTTAGATTCATCTCTTAAAGGCGGATCATAATTTCTAAAATCAAATTCTAATTCACCACCTTCATATTCAGACCCGTCTGTTAATTGAAGAGTCATAGACAACTTTCTTACTTTACCATGATCTGGATTATTTGGTTTGTCATAGGGTTTGTGAAAACTATCACAATGCCAATCGTAATACTGGTTAAGTTTATATTTAGTAAATTGACATGGTTCAGACCAGTCCCATTCAAAGTTCCAACCTGCGCTTTGATTTGCTATATTTACATAAGGTTGAATTTCTTTATATATCCAAATATCATCTAACCATGTTACATCAGAGTGTCTTCTTCTTTTAAGCATTGCCATTTCATCTTTATTCAAATCATTTTTATTACTAAACCCACCTGTTCTAGCCATTTCTTCTTTTTTAGATAATCCATGTTTAATTATATCATCACATAATCTTGGAGGAATAGCTGATTCAAAATACCAATAGTAATCGCTTAAATTCATTATATGTATTCGTAAGTTATAGTTTGAACAAAATTTAATGTGTCTTCTTGTTTATTGTTAATGACAT